CTACAGCAGCGTCGGCCCAGCGATCGGCGCGGCTCGCTTGAACCACGGTTCAGACGTATGATCCACGATCAGCCGATCGGCGGGATAGGGCCGGTCAAATTGATACAGTTCCTCCAGCGGCGCATGGAGCCAAGTATCCCAATCCGACGGGTCGATGATCACAGGCGAGCGATCATGAATGTCCGCCAGTCCTGGCGCGTTGTCGGTCATCACGCCGGTATAGACCGTCCCCCATTCCACGCTGTTCGACCAAAGCCCTGCCCAGGCGAAGATCGGTTGATCCCTGACCGACAGCCAAGTCTCGGTCATGCGCCCTTGTTCACCGACTGCCTCAGCATAGCGCGCGGTCGGGATGAGGCAGCGGTTGCGCGGATCCACCGCCCAGCGCTTCCAATAGGTGCCCAGCTTGTCAAACCGCGCATTATTCACCGGTTTGGGCTTGATCGGCAGTCCGGTCCTTTTGCTCGTCTGCGCCAGGGGGAAGCCCCACGTCATCTGCTCCAACACCCGTTCGCCATCATCCAACCGGATAACGCTGCCGGGATCCTTGGGATGGACCTGCAACGGGCCTTCGTTGAAACGCGCGCCCCGCTTCGCTCCGAAGAGGTTAAGCACCTTCATGGTGTCACCGCGTTCAGCCCGATTGCACATTAACGGAAGGTGGGAGCGGACAAATGGTGAGTCAACAGACTCCCATATGTTCCTCATTTGTTCTAATTATAGGGCACGAATCGGAAGGAACTTATGATGCCCCATGCCCTGCTTGAGGCTGTCCGCGAGGCCGTGGCAGCTGAAATCGAAGAACGCGGTCACAGCAATCGGCAGTTTATTGCGGAGATCCGGTCGGGTGCACGCGATGACGGCCCCTTCATGATCGGCGCCCTTGCGTGGGCTGCCCGTCAGGGTGCCTTAACGGCGGCAGAATGATGTGGCGCGCTATGCCAATGGTCTGAAGGTCGCGACCTGCTTATTCGAGGCAGCGATTTGGGTGTATGCGGTGAAGGTCGGCTGCGGCTGCGGTCACTTCGCCGCATTCAATCCATACGGTTTATGGTGGCACTTTCACCGACACGACTGGCCCGACGACTTCCGCAGCGCTCGATCAAAAATGTGGTGTAAGCGATGCCGTCACTCAACAGGGGCAAAGGTGCGCCCGCGCCGCATAGATCCAATCAAGCCGTATTCAGGGCCGCTGATTATGCTGCCAATGCCTGATGAACGGGAATGGAAAAGAGCGATCAATCGCTTTAGGGGGTAGCTGATGCGATATCGATGGGAAGACCGACAGGCTGATCTTCAAAACCCACCCAACCCGTGGCCATTGCGGATTGAGATGGGTCTGGTCACGATAATGCTGATCACCTTCATCGGGAACATGGTCGCGCGGCTGTACTAAATCGGCACTGATCAGGCTGCCTTCACCCGCTCCAGAAACCGGACCGCCTCGAAGCCCAGCTGATCGTTGAGTTCGAGGAAGACGGACTGCAGGGGCTGGATTTCCAGTTCGAAGAAGCTGTCGAGCGCCTTGGCCGGATCGCCGAAGCCGCCCGCGTTGGCCGGAATGATGCCAAGCAACTGCGGCGGCACGCGGTGCGCGGCCAGCACGTCGTCCCGCGTCGTATTCTTGATCCCCAGAAATTCGTCTTTTGCGCCGACCTCTGCGATGGGGATGATCTTGATGCCGCCGTCCTTCCCGCTGGGCGAATGCACGAACATGTTGCGGAAGTTTCCCGGCCCCTTCGCCCGCTTCAACGCCTCACGCATGGCGTAGACATCGTTGTTCGCAAATTCGCCAGTGGCATAGAGGATGTAGCCCGCGTGGCTCCCATTCTCAAAATAGCGGCGGCGGAACAGCGTGGCATTCTCATTCAGCAGCGCCGACTGCAGCGCCGACAGATATTCGGGCAGGCCATAGATTTCCTGATTGATGTCGGGCGCTAGCAGTTGATGCACCGTGCCGGGCGCAAACTCGCTTTCGTTGCGATAGCCCGGCACCCACCAGAAGCGACCCGGCTCGATCCCGCGCCGCGTATATTTGGCCAGGGCATGATCCAGGCGCATGACGCCGCCCAGCTGGTTGCGGATCTCCTGCACATAGGCGCTTCCCATCACCAGATAGTCCTGCACCAGCCCGGCGAACGTCTTGCGCGACAGCCATGGCGTCGGATCAAGGCTGGCCGCCAGCATGTTCCGCTTCAGGATGATGGCGCTGCTGTGGTGCGGCGATGCGCGGAAGGCGCGAGCCAGCCCGTCCAGCGAAATCGGCGGCTCATACCAGCGGCCATTATCCCAGCATTCCAGCATGTCGAGCATGGTCGCGCGGCTCAGCACCGGCTCTGGATCGCCGAAGGTGAAGGCCTGCACTGCGCCGCCGCGATTGTCATTGGCTGCAACGATGGCACCCTGCGACGCTGCGGTCGATTCCCGGCGGTTCATTCTCTGGGCCTTTTGACGACGCGCGCTCTTGCTCATTCGATAATCTCCATCGTGCCCTTTGGCGCTTCCTTGCCGTCGAGCGGTTCGTTCATGAGGATGTGCATGGTCGCCCAGGCGAGATCGGCGTGGCCGTCATTGCCGCCGCGTCCCGCCTTGTAGGTCAGGTTGCGCCCGCTGGCGGTGTGCGTTTTCTTGATCGATACGAATGCCGACACGATATCGAGCATCCCGACATCGATCGACAGCCGTCCGCGCCGCACGACATTCTGCGCCTTCATGACCATATGGGTTTTTAATTCGAGCGAATATTCGATCTTGGCGACCGAACAGCCCGGCATGGCACCGACCTTCGCGAGCAGCTGATACACGCCCGCACCCACGCCCTTGGCGTCGATGCCCAGATAGGTGCAGTTATAGCGGCTCAGCACCGCCTTGATGAATTCCGCCTGCTGCTCGAAATCGAGGCCGCGCAGCTGGTGGCGCTCAAGGATCCTGAACTTGCCGCCTTCGATCAGCGGCGGCGCTGCGATGACCAGCGCGGCATTGTCGCCATTCTCGCTTTCCTGCGGATCATAGCCAGCCCAGACCGACCGATTGCCATAAGGCCGCGCGGCTTCCGGGTTGAAGTCCGGCCATTCGACCAGGCTGTCGCACCCGCAGGCGATCATGTCATTGAACTTGAACGCCGACAGGCTGTCGTCCACGAAGTTGCACATGAACAGATTGGCGAATTCGTCGGGCGCGTATTCGTCTTCCAGCTCCTGGATGTCGAACAGGTCGCAGCCGCCGGTCTCCGCATCGCGGATATTGACGATGTTCCGCCAGATCCGATCAGGGCCGACGCTGCCGATCGCCAGCGCGGCATGGCTGACGTCGATCTTGATCTGATCTTCTTTCTTGCGCCGCCTGTTGCGCCGTTCCCCGGTCCAATAGGGATGCGCCGGATGCGCGACGCTGGACGGCGTGGAGAAGTAGGTTTTCCGCCACTTCTTGTGCGTCGCCATGCCGGAAGCGACCTTGTTCAGTTCCTCGAACGAATGGACCCAGAAAAATTCGTCAAAATAGAAATTGCCATGGCGTCCCTGCGCCGTGCGGAAATTGGTGCCCAGGAAATGCAGCTCCGCCGCCGCTTCCTCTTCGGGCCGCAGATCCGACGTGATCAACATCGGGTCGCCGGTCAGCGCCACACCGACGAGCTTGGCGAAGCTGACGATATAGGAACGGAACTGATGCGCCTGAGCCTTTGAGGCCGACAGGAATATCTGGTTCCGGCCCGTCTCGATCGCGTCGATCAGTGCTTCGAAGGCGAAATAGTAGGTCGCACCGATCTGGCGCGACTTCAGGATCATGCGGGTGCGTTGATCCTTCGCCTGCCACCAGCGATGCTGATAATCATACAGCCCGTCGAGGAAGATGCGCTTGAGTTCAGCCGCCTGGTCGGCGGTGAAATGGTTTTTCTTCGCCTTCTTGCGCGGCCCGGCGTTACGATTGGCGACCTTGTCGTTCAGGTCGCCGCTATGGCCGCCGGGAGCTTCGAAACGGCGGACCTTGGCCAGGCTTTCGATCTGGCGCGATAGCGCGTCCATTTCGACATAGTCGCCGCCGGTCTTTTTCTCCTTATGGATCAGCTGCATCAGCTTGATCTCAAGGGAATCTTCGATCTTGCGGATCGATGGCGCTTCATCCCACTGGTCGCGCTGTTTCCATGTCTCGATGGTGGCGCGCGGGATATTCCTGCCCTGGTCGTTCACGATGCCGTGCAGCGCGAACTCCTCCGCGATCTGCGTCACGCCATAGCCGCGCCAGTATAGGCTGCGGGCATGGCGGCGCGGATCGAACTGCCACATCACGGTCGGTGCGCCTGGCTGGGGAGATTGAGCAGTCATCGCGGCGGACCATGCGCCGCACCCAAGCCCATGATCATGGGCATCTATTTGGATAGCCGCCTGTCCAAATGCAGGGCCTTGAGCCTGTGCGCCCGACAGCCCCTTTCTGCTGCCTTCAGGCGAGCGACTGCGCGCCCAGAGCAACCAAGGGAACCGGACCGATCATGGCAAAGAGCAAGTTTTTCCGCGTCGCAGTCGAAGGTGCGACCGTCGATGGCCGCGTCATTCAGCGCGAATGGCTGGAACAGATGGCGGCCAGCTATGACCCTGCCACCTACACCGCGCGGATCAATTGCGAGCATATTGCCGGTTACAGCCCGGACAAACCTTTCAACGCCTATGGCTCGGTCCTGTCGCTCAAGACCGAAGAGATCGAACTGACCCTCAACGGCGAAACGAAGACGCTGCTGGCGCTCTACGCCGAGATCGACGCCAACGATCAGCTGGTCGAAATCAACAAGGCCGGACAGAAGCTGTTCACCAGCTGCGAAATCCACCCCGACTTCGCTGGCGAGGGCAAGGCCTATCTGGTCGGCCTGGCCGTGACGGACATGCCCGCATCGCTTGGCACCGAAGCCCTGAAATTCGCGGTAAAATCCCGATCCAACATCTTCTCCAGCGCGCACGAAACCGCGATTGAACTGGTCCCCGAACCCGTCGATGGGCAGAGCCTGGGCGAAAGCGTCGCGCGCGGCATCGCCAGCTTCTTCAAGAAAGAGAAGAAGGATGAGGCGGAAAGCCAGCAGCAGCCGCCGCCCGCCAATGACAATATCGACGTGAGGGCGTTCGGCAAGGTCATCGGCGACCAGATGGCTGCCGCCGTCAAGCCCGCCAGCGATGCCGTCGCGGCCCTCGGCACCCGGTTCGATGCGCTCGAAGCCAAGCTGAACAACACCGAACAGACCCAGTCCTTCAAGCGCGCCCCCGCGACCGGCGGCAACGGTCAGGCTGTGACGGACTGCTGATCGCCCTCCCTCCGCACCACCCACCGAAAGGCCCACGATGAAGCCCGCAACGCGCCTCGCTTTCACCAGCTATTGCAGCCGGATCGCCCTGCTCAATTCCACTCAGGATGTGACCAAGAAATTCTCGGTCGATCCCAGCGTGCAGCAGACGCTGGAAACCAAAATTCAGGAATCGAGTGATTTCCTGAAGCTGATCAACATCTATCCTGTCGATGAGCAGGAAGGCGAAAAGATCGGCCTAGACATCGGCGGTCCCGTCGCTGGCCGAACCGACACATCAGGCGCTGGCGAACGCTCGACCAGCGATCTGACCAGCCTCGAAAATCACCCCTATCGCTGCGAAAAGACGAACAGCGATACGCACCTGACCTATGCCAAGCTGGACGCCTGGGCGAAGTTCCCTGATTTCCAGACGCGGGTGCGCGACCTGATCGTGAAGCGTCAGGGCCTCGACCGCATCCTGATCGGTTGGAACGGCACGCATGTCGCGGCCACCTCAAACAAGGCCAACTATCCTCTGTTGCAGGACGTCAACATTGGCTGGCTCCAGCAGATGCGGACCAATGCACCCGACCGCGTCATGAACGACGGCGATCTGACCGTCGATCCGACCAACGCGATCTATGTCGCCGAAGGCACTCCCGGCACGGACGTCGATTACGTCAATCTCGACGCGCTGGGCTATGACCTGCTGAGCCTGCTCGATCCGTGGGCGCGCGAGGATCCCGAACTGGTATTCATCCTCGGCAGCGATCTGCTCAACGACAAATATTTCCCGCTGATCAACAAGGCCGGTGACACCGCGACCGAAGTGATCGCCCGCGACCAGATCCTGAAATCGGCAAAGCAGATCGCAGGCAAGCCCGCGATCAGCGTCCCCGGCTTCCCCGCTGGTGCCATTATGGTGACGAAGCTGTCGAACCTGTCGATCTACTGGCAGAACGGCACCCGTCGTCGCGCGATCGAGGAAGCGCCGAAGCGCGACCGCGTGGAAAATTGGGAAAGCTGGAACGAAGCCTATGTCGTTGAAGACTATGGCTACGCCGCCTTCGCTGAGAACATCGTGATGGGCAAAAAGCCCTAAGCGCGATCCCCCACACCACTCCACCTGACAGGACACCCTCATGAGCCTTGCTCGTCGTCATCGGGACCGCGTTCTCGCTGAAAAATCTGTAGCGGCTGCTCTCGATGGTGGAGTGGTCAACGTCCCCGCCGCCGTAACTCTCCCGGCGGCGGGGACAACCAGCGCGGCGGTCGCTCGAGCTGCTGTCCAGATCGGCCTTCGCCTGACGCATGACCTGCGCCGCCTCAAGGAAATCCGATCGATTGACATGAAGATCGCGGCGAAGCGCGAAATGCTGCCAGAATATCGAGACTGGGTCGTCGGCATCTTGGCCGCTGATGCTGGCGTGGGGACGGGCCTCGCCGCCGAAGTTCTGCCGACCGTCATGGTCTGGCTAATCGACACGGGCGATTACGCTGATGCCCTCGACCTCGTCCCCTTCATGCTGGCGCACAAGGTCGCCATGCCTTCGCGCTATCAGCGTGACGCAGCGACGATCGTCGTGGAGGAAATCGCTACCGCAGCCCTCAAGGCGCAGGGTACGGGCGCATCCTTCCCGCTCGACATTCTCCATCGCGCTTCCGAACTGACCGCCGCTTTGGACATTCATGACGAAGTCCGCGCCAAGTTGCTCAAGGCGATCGGCGTCGAGCAACTGAACGAGGCAGAGGATCTTCCCGCCGACGATGCCTTCAACGCACTTACGGCGGCAGTCTCGACCTTGAACGAAGCCCAGCGGCTCCATGACCGTGTCGGCGTAAAGGACAAGATCAAGCGCGGCCTCAAGCTGATGGCGGCCATCACCGCCGCGCGCGAAAAGGCCATTGCCGAACAGAACATCGAACAGGGCGGCCCGGTCTCTAACGATCAGGCCGTCTGACAAGCTCGCCCCCGGCGCTCAGGGGCGGATCGCGCGATGCGGGAGGCTTTCGAGCCGCAGGGCCGCACTCTGACCCGATCCTCACCCCTGTAAGCCGGTGGGCCAAAATCGGAGGACAGCCATGGTCGTCACAATCGCTTATATCTTCATGCTCTTTGTCAAGGCCATCGGTCTGCTGGTCGTGATGGCGCTCGGCGCAATCGTTGCTGCGTATGGCGCCATCTTTCGCCTCATT